TATGAGCGATTACCCAATGCTCATTTCCAATAAATTACACTCTTTTCGTAACTTCCGTGGGCAAATATCCCAAAGCCGGAATATTGCCATCCCAGAAATTATACTTTTTCAGCGCCGCGAATTTTTCGTCCATACTCTAAGATTTTACACAAAAAAACATTTTTTTCAGACACAAACGAAAATTTCGACAAATAATTTCCGATCGGGCGCAGTGCGATTCGTCACGTTTTGTAACGGAATGTAACGCCCCTACCGCAACCGTTTCGTAAAACGAGGATACCACTCGACATCCACACCGGTCATCGACAACCGCTCGTTGGCCGTCAGATGCAGTTTGAACCGCAGGAATTTGAACGACGTAGAAGTACGCCGAAAGCGTGCGTCCATATCGCCGACACGACACCAAACGTCGCGCAAGGTTATCCATGTACGGCAGTCGTTCGACCCTTCGGCGATCACATGCACGAAACAGTCCTGCGACATGATGCGCACTACGGCTGTTTCGAGGCGCTTGAAATCGGTCGTTCCGAATTTCAAGGGGCGCATTACGATGCGGCAATCGACGGAACAGGACATCGTTTCGTCGCCAAGTAAGGCGATCGCGCTGCGCTTGACGATTTGCCCGTTATTAAGTATCCGTCCGGTCATATCGCGCGACGACCAGAAGCCGGAGGCCAGCGAATAAACATAGGCATACGGATATTCGGGGTTATAGACGATCAAATCCCCGTATTTGAACTGAAAGCAGATCTGCGCCGTTTTCAAATATTCGGTCAGCTCTCCGGTGTATCGCTCGATCTGCCGGGAAATAAGCTGCGAAGAACGTCCTCGGAGGTTATGTACGCCCCGTGAGGTGATATAAAACACCGTTTCCAACGCCGTGCAGGTGTTCGGATTGATAATCTGGTCGTGATTGACAGGCAGAATATTGGAATAGAGCACCTCGCCTGTTCCGCTTTCCAGCGACCACACGCCCCGATCCGTAAAGACGTAGAGCGGGAAAGCGCCGAAACGGGTTGCGGAAAGCTCATCCACCACCGTCGCAATGGCGATGATCCGCTCCTCGCTTACTCCGAAACGGTACGAATTGGCAAAAGGCAGGGAAAACAGGTTGTTCGTCGCAGATACTTGTACGCGGTTCGCCTCGATATAAGTATCGTCGTCATTCGTCTGTTTATACTCTACGGAGGATTCGGACATTTTAATACACGGGTATTTTGCATTGCCGGATGGAGTGCCGACGGCATAAGCATAATTATTACCCTCGCAGGCATCGAGCTTGACATTCAGCAGACATTTTCCGCCATAAGAGCCGGGGTCATCGACCATAACGGCAAACTGGACGGCCCGATAATCGGGGTATGATGCGACCCTGCGGATTTTCGTCGGCCGGAACGCTGGTACAGAACGACACACTTGCTTGCTGGTATTGTCTATATCCAACCGGCAAATCAACTTCGTCGTTATCCCCTCTTCCGTCTCACCCAAACAAAAGCGGGAATAACCGGCAAAAAGGCGGGTACGGATATTTCCCTTGTGCAACCGCCCGTTATATTCGTAGTAACACCCTGCAACCTGCGTGTGGAGCGATTGCGTAGGCTCGAAAACCGGCTGGCTCTCCGCATTTTTCAGAAGCGTATAGGTGAGTGCCTCTTTATGGCTGTTCTTGACAAAATCGCGCACTTCAATCTCTTTAATCCGATACAGAGGTTCCTGCAACAAGTCCACGTCCTTTGTAAACAGTTTTCTGAAATCCGCAGCCCACATGTAACTGTTGTCATCTCCGCTCCCCCGATCCGACAGGCTCCATTTGCCGTTCCATGTCTGTTCGAAATCGTACACAGGAATAATCCGAGTGGAATAGATAGCCACGCTCTCGATGATGCGCGTATCTATCCCTTCCGGAATATTGATAACGATTTGAGGCTGGATATAAAAATTATTGGTGCAGGTCGTGTGCTTGTATTTCGTCCCGATGAAAACCCCGTATCTGATACTCTCCGGGACTTTCGACGGCATTCCGTCCGCCACATAATCGACGTACTGACCGTCCTCGCTCTCTCCGCCGTCCGAGGCGAAGATCATCAGTTCCGAGTTCGCCACCGTAGCACCATCCATCATGCGATAGGCGACCATTACGGCTATGGCTCCGAGCCAGTATTCGCCATCCACGGCAGGAAGCAGCAATGTTTTGTTTTTCTTATCAGTGATGCGTGTAAAGAAATACCCGCCGTCCGGAGCGATATTATCCATGCGTGCCAAGTCGTCACCGGCGACGTAATCATACGTGACACTCCCGAAATCATGATGTATCGCTGCATAAAAATCGGTCTTGAAGCGCGATCTATTTTCTTTCGATTCGCTTATATCCGGCGGTTCCGGCATATCGAAAGCGACATATTCATTACCGTAAAGGACGTAATATAGCTCCCGACCGTCGGTAATAAACACCAAGACATTCCCGAACGAAAAAGTCTGCCACAGCTCCGACACCCCGCACATAATCACCTGTGTCGAGGACAGCCGCCCGCCCGACACGCGCACTTCGTGAATCGTGCCGCTTTCGTCCGAGGCGATATAGAGGTCATCGGCCGTCGCGGGATGCTTATACAACAACGTAAAACCTCCGAAATCGGTTATTTCCGCCACCTGCCGGAAAGTCTCGACATTCCTCCATGCCCCCGCGTCATATCGCAGGTTGTGCAGGGTTTCGCAACAGCCGTCCTGCACCGTCAAATCATTTTCCGCACGGTTAATTCCCGCTATCGGAACCGTCTGCCTCTGTCGTTCCATGCTCTTGTATGTAATAGTTGTGATTGATTTCGTTGTGAATACGCTGGTTCAATACCATGAACAAGTCGTTCGGTTCGGATTGTCGCTTTTCGGCCCCGCTACTCATATCATACAACGTTTTGCAGGCTGCGATCAGATTTTTATCGGACATGGCCCTGCGCAGCTTCGCATCCGACAGACGCGCCCATAATTCGGCAATAGCCGCATCCCGCGCCTTAATGACCCGTTCAAGATAGTCGCCTGTCAGCTCGCTGCGGACGATCGTCGTCTCGACCTCCTGCCTCAAATCCTCGACCGATGCCCGCAGCACTTGTTGCTGCTGCTCGCCCAACGCCTCCCACAAACGCTTTACACGCATGGGACTGATGCCGTATTCGGAGGCTACGGCCCGCAGACTTCCCGTCTGCGCGTATCTCACGCAGACTGCATTCTTTTCGTCGTCTTGAAGGGTCTTTCGAGACATTAAGTATCTGATTTATTGATATATTCCGATCAAAAATAAGGATATTTTCTCACCTGCGGCCGCTAATTTTACAAAGTGATAAAGATTAGACAATCATGTTTCCCGTTGCATTAGCCATAGGAGCCGGAATTTCGGCTCTCTCCTCCATCGCAGGCGGCGTTTCGGCCAATAAACGCCGCAAGAAGGCCGACCAAATACTCGAAGACCGTCGGCGACGGCTCGACGAATGGTATCAATCGGAAATGAACCAACCGTACCTCGACCGTGCCGATTCGCGGGCGATGCTCAAACGTATTCGGGACTATAACGAGGATGAACTCAAAGCGCTCAATACAAACGCCATCAAGAGCGGAGCGACGGATGAAGCGAAAGTCGCCGCTGCCGGCAAGCTCAACAAGAACTATTCGCAGGTCGTCGCCCAAATCGCCGGATTGGGCGAACAGCACAAAGACCAGATACAACAACAATATCAAGCCCGCCTCGACAACCTCGACAATGCCCGCTACGAAGCCGAATCGGGCAAAATCAGCGGTATGCAAAACATGGTCAGCGGCGTAGGCGATGCGTTCGGGCAACTCGCCATGCTCTATGGCTTAGGAGGGTTCGGCAAATCGGGACTTGCCGGAATCACGGGCAACAATTAGCGATATGGAACCGCAAGAGCAACCGACAAAAGCCATTTTCTCCTTTGCGGATGAACTGCAACGGCGGCAGCAGCGTGCCAAGGAACAGAAAGCCGTATGGGAGCAAAAACAGCAACGGGCCGCAGAACTATACCGCAGCGGCCAAAATCCGATTCTCGCCTACATCGAGACGATGAAGCCGGAAGCCGATCCCGCACGCATCAAACGCGCCGAAACAGCCGCAAAGATCGCGGCATGGAGCAATATGCTGACGGCCCTCGGTACGGGAATCGTCGGTATGGCAACGGAAGGTTATGTGCCGAAAACCGGTACCGATGCTCCGCTGCGAATGCTCGACCGGATCAATGAGTGGGAAAAATTATACGACAGCCAAAACCGCGAATACCGACAACTGAAACTCCGTGCCCTCATGGGACAACAGGAAGGCGAGCAGCAGGCCGCGAACATGGAAGCCTCGGCCGCCGGCCAAGCCTATAACCTCGCGCAGAAACAATACGACGCCTTGCTGGGATATATGTGGAAAGCCCAGCAAGAGAAACAAAAACGGGCCGAGGATCTCCGGGACAAGAAAGAAATCGAAAAAATACGGGGTGAAAATAACCTCAAAGTGGCCCGCACGCGAGCCGCAGCGTCGGCTTCAACCGCCAGCGCACGCGCAGCCGCAGCCGCCGACAAAGCCGCCGTCCAGTTTCTCGACCGCGACGAAAAGACCGTCGTAAGCCTCTCGCCGGCACAGGAAAGTCTGCTTTACGAGAAAGGCCGTGATATGGGCATCATTCCCGAAGATGGAAGCCCGACCAAGAAACCGGCCTACACAGGCGAAAAAGTCCCGCAGTTCTCGTATGGCAAGCTCAAACCGGCACAGAAAGCACAGCTTTTACGCACAGTTTATCTGAAACTCACGGGCGAACAGGAGCCCTCGAAACCACCCGCCGATATAGGGCTGCTGTTCCGGCAGCCGAAACGCTATGTTACCGGGCCATACTCCCCCGAAACACTGAATCTGCTCGAAACAGGACAGGCCGAACAGATGCGCGAAGCCGGTTTCTCCGACCAACAGATCATGGATTACTATCTGAATTATGAATAACTCACTTCCCGAGTTCACCCCCGAACAGCTTCGGCAGCTCAACGCCATTTCCGGCCTGCAAAAGACCCGCAGACGTGGAGCCGACGCCTCGGTACCATCCGCTCTGACCGCCGAATCCGAATCGGGCGAAGCACCCGATACCTCTGCATCGTATGCACTTCCAAAACCGGCTCCGAACATGTCCGAAGAGGATTACGAGCGGCAAATCAAAGAGGGTCTCACGGAACATATCGGAGCGATCTACGACCGTGCCCGCCAACGAGCCGACGCCCGACGACAGGAAACATTGGCACGCATGGATAAGGGTATGGACAATGCGTCCTTGTGGCAACAGGCATGGGCTTCTTATGCAAAATCGCAAATGCTACGCAGCCCGTCGGCTCTCGGCGGTGAAGATACGCAGCTCATGCAGGCCGCAGAGCGGGCCTTGAAAATCCTCAATCAGAAAACAGAAAAGGACAAACAGGCCGGAGACGGCACATCGGGACTTACACGTGAAATTTTCGACTGGCAGACGTTGGCGGACTTTGCCTCGCTCGGAACCCGCGAGCTGGCCGAAAACATCGTAACGACACGGGCGCTGAAAAAAGCGGCCCGAAGCGAACGGCTGACCCCGACCGAAAAAGATATAGTCGAATTGTTCCGCACATCAGGGTTAATAAACGAGTATATCGCCCGGCGGGGCGGCCCCACCACCGGCGCGAAAGTCGGCAGCGGCGTCGCGGCATCGCTGCCCTACATGGCCGGCTTTGCCACAACGAGCGGTTTGGGCAGCGGAGCCGCAAAAACCGTCGGACGTGCCCTTATCAAGAAAGAGGCGAAAAACCTTGCAGGGCGGGGCCTGCGTAAATTGGGTGAATATACCGTCAGCGCAACCGCTATGACGCCTTTACAGGCCGGAACCTACACCAACTACCACCAGCGGGCGCAACAACAATACACAGTGGCAGAAAACGGGACGGTTACAGAACATCCCGTGCCGAAGTACGAACTCATGTATAAGGCGGCCGCCGATTCGTTTACAGACGTGTTTACCGAGCATATCGGCGGAGAACTCGGCAAAGGCGTCCAGAAAGTACTGAAATGGCCAGTCGAGCAGCTCGGCCGGCGTATGGGCGTAAAACTGTCGTTCGACAAGCTATTGCCGGGATATTCTCGGAGCAGGTATCTTACCGACTTCCGTAATCGAACTCTATGGAACGGCCCGGTCGATGAATGGTTGGAAGAGGTCGCCGGAGGCATCCTGTCGCCCCTTCTGACCGGAGAGCACGAACAATGGCGGGAGAATCTTGCGGGTGAAAACCTTTGGACGACGTTTCTCACCACGTCGCTCATGGGGGCGGGTTTTTCGGCGCTGGAACTTCCGAGTGTCGCAGCATACGTCCACAAAACGCACGTTCTGCAAACGGAGGAGAAAAAAGCGCTCGCCAAAATCGAAAATGAAGAACTGCGCAAACAGGTTTTCGAAGCGATGCACAAGCCGACGATGAGCCAGCAGGCACAGGCGATGGCCGCGATCGACTGGCAGGCGACCAATATCGGGAAAATGGACGCCGCACATGCCGCCGACTATGCCCGCTTCCGCCTCCAACGACAGATTCTCGACGGCATGGAGACGGGCGATGCCGAGGGCGAAGCGCTCCATACCGCTGTACAAACCGCCGAGCGGTGGGCCTACAAAGGACTTGACGGCAAAACGGCGACCGAAGAAATCATAACGGCCCGGCGTGCGGACGGGAAAACCTACGTCGTACTTTCGGGCGACACCGACGAAGCGGCTACGGACGGAACCTTATTCGTCCTCGACCCCGAAACCGGCCAGCCCGGACAGATCGACCGGACGGAACTCGAACATATCGAACGAACGCCGCTGGCGGAATTTTCAGCACGGCAGGCTCAAATCATCGAACAGCAGGCCGAAGCTGAGAATCGGGCCAAGCAGGAACAATACGACATGGAAACCGGCACCGAAGCGGGCATTGCCCCAGAGGAAGTCGCACGAATCGTTACCCCCGAAGCCGTACAATACGCCAACGGCGACGAAGTAATTACCGCAGACGGGGTACAAGGACGCATCACAGGGAAGCAAGGCGGCAGTTACGTCGTACAGTTGGATACCGGACAATTCGTCCTTACACCGGCCCATGCGCTCACCCCGAAATCCGAGGCACCACCACCGACCGAAACGCCCACCGCCATCGCACCTGCGCAGCACAATGAAGCCACGGATACCGACACGACGAACAATGAACCGATCGCCCGGCAACTCGCCGAGGCGATTCGGGCAGCCGCAGGAGAGCAGGATGCACAACGAATCATACAACGTATGCTCGACGGAGCGGCCGATGCCGGACAACGGCAAATGTATTCGGACGCCTTGCAGTTTTTACAGCAGCACGCCACGGCAACGGTTCCCGTTGAAGAGCACCCAACACCGGTTCCGGCCGTGCCGCCCCCGGCGGCACCCGCCCGCACAGAAATACCCCGAATCCGCAAAGAGCGAACGACACCCTACACCCAATCTGCGGCCGAGTTAGGTGATTTCGTATCTATCGAGGACGTGATCCTGCGTGATATTGCCAGCGGGTTGAGGTTCGCATGGAAAGACAGCGGCAATCGTCGGGGGTTGGCCCGAGAACTCGGATTTACGGGCAATGAAAACGAACGCCGCTCGCGGTTCAGCATCCTATCTTCGGACGGTATCACCCCCGAACAATACGCCGAGCGGCTTTATTTCCAATACGGCGGCGGGAATACGGAGCAGGCACATTGGGACATGGACGACAAGACGATCAAAGATGCCGTGCTGGAAGTACTCTCCCGAATACATTCGCCACGACAGGCTTACAACGCTGCCGTAAGGTTGCACAACGACACTCCGAATCCATACGACGATATGGACGAAGAGGATTACGCCCGGATGCAGGAGTATGAAGCCGAACAGGAGCGCGTCCGCACGGAATTATTATATGACGACGCCTTCGCACAATGGGCCGGACAGACGTCGCAGGATCAATGGGCAGAAATAGATAATTTATTCATCGAGGATGCGTCCGAATCTTCAAAAAACACTAACTTTGAAGCGACAGAGACAGCACCTCCCAATCCAGCAAATTATGACGACGAAACCGAAAACGGAAACGGGATTGACACCTCAGCGTTTGAAGCGACTGGCAACGATCGTAGCGAGACTGTCGATGGAGAACAACGTAACGCCCCAGCAGGTGATGATGCGTATCTCGGACAACAGGGCGGCGGGTCGGCCGCAGTTCGACATGGAGGCGGACTGGACGCAATATCCGGCCCCCTCACCGACGACGAACGACGAATAGCGGCCGAGACCGCCGCCGAGATCGAAGCCCGTCTCGACCAATACAGGGCCGAACTGCACACGCTTCGCACCCGCTATGCTGCCGAAAAACGCAATATCGGAACCGCTTACGAAGAGGATAACCAAACAACGTTGTTCGGGCCGTCTCACGAACCTTCCGAGAGTGATCTGTTCGACGTGCCGCGCGATTTCTCCGACCGTAATCTCAACGACATTTTAGCTCCCCTGCAAGCGGAAATAGGCCGTTTGCAGGAACGTATCGCCCGTACCGAAGCCTCGAAAAGCAAAGTTATTGCCGAGGCGGTGGAGGCTTATCATGCGCAGGGGACTTTACCGCTCCGAGAAGAACGGCAAAAGGAAATCCCGCAAAACAGCACATCGGCCGAGGATACGTTTCCGCCTGCAATTACCCAAGAATACGACAGATACCTGCATCATGCCGTCGCGTCGTTTCCCGATAAGGTTTTCAGCGTGCTGAACAATGACCTTATCAAAGCCGGATTCATCCGCGACGTGCGGCGGCTGGCCAAGAAAGACGTTCGCGCCGCAATCAAGTTGGTTGCGGAAGCCAACGCTGCGGCTCAAAAATATGCGGGCAAACCGATCCTTACGCCTCGCCACAGCATCCATGCGGAGCTGGCAGACCTTGCCGAAAGTCAGCATCGAACGAAAACCGCGACATCCGACACATCGGCCGAAACCGGACTTTTCAGCCCTACGGAACAAACCCGCCACTCCAAGACCGGCGCTACTCTTTACTCTGTCAAATTGGCAGAACGGATCGAACGAAATGCATTTCAAAGTTTGAAAAAGAGGGCCAAAGAACACGACGGATATTACAGCTCCTTCACTCGCAGTTTTCTATTCGACACCCCGGAAGACGCCGAGGCATTTCGGGGGACAGCACCAACATCCGACACCACCCGCCCGACATCGGAAGAACAGCCCGCCATCCAACATCCGCTATTTGATAAAGCGGCATTGGTTCCGGTAGATTCATACTCTCCGAAGGCATATAATATGTACCGTTTTTATTCGGCAAGGGCCCGTGAGGGACTGGGATATAAAAAACAAAGTATCGTTCAAAATGACGAAGCCCGCGAACGATTCATCGACCATATCCGTAAATTGGCTGAACAAAGTGCAGACGCCGCTATCCGGTTAGTGGTGGAAATCAATAAGGCAGCAGAACAAGAAGAAGGAAAACCCGTATTTCCGCTCCAACACAGCATCTATGCGGAATTAGAGGAGGTACACGCCCGACAGACAGCGGAAAAACAACAATCGGGAACAGCCGACGATTCCGCTTCATCGGCCGGCACAGCTCCCGAATACGGGGCGCAGAACAAATTGGTAACGACCGAGCAATACGAGGAACTGAAACGACGGATGCGCGAGAAACTCGGACAACTCAACGCCGGCTTCGACCCCGAAATACTCTCCATAGGTGCACAAATGGCCGCTTACCATGTTGAGGCCGGAGCGCGTCGATTCGCCGACTTCTCCCGCCGGATGATCGCCGATCTGGGCGACGTGATCCGCCCCTATCTGAAACCTATTTACACCGCCGCCCGCCAAATGCCCGGCATGGAGGAATATGCCGCGCAAATGGACAGCTACGAGCAGGTGGAGGCGTTCGACATGGCCGATCTCGACAAGGCCGAGAAAACATCCCAGCCGACAGGAACGGGAGCACAATACCGATTGGCAGGAATATACGACATGACGGGGGCTGTCGAGAAAGACACAAACGAGACTGGCAATCTACGCCCCGAAAAGAACTTCCGCAAGGATTTGGAGCGATTCAGCCGTGCTTTCGCCGATGAATTGGGCTGGGAGCACGAAACGGATCGCAAGGGTAAAACCATCTATGCCCAGACCAATATAGCACCGGCCGGCGGCGACGGCTCGTTTACACTTTGGGCACCCGAAACGGATTTGGGCATTTATGTCAGTGTACCCGTCGCACCACAAAGCTACGACAACCGATACGGGTATTCTAATAACTTGAAAATAAAAGATATTATGGGCTTCGGAGAGCCAATATTATGGCGACTGCGAAACAAAGAACAAACCTTTTTACCCAATGGACACAATCGTTATGCCCCGGCAGATATTACCGTCGGCGAGCTGGCCGAACTTGCAAAAAAAGAATTAAATGCTTATCTTGACAACATAACAGCGGCCAAGACGCTCGACCATATATTACAAGAGAATCAAAATACACGAAACGATGAACGACGGGAAAACAGTAGCGAGAAAGACTATCCCGCTTATGGAAACGGAAGCCGCAAAGACGGCGCTTTGGGAACTGGCATTTTATCAGCCGAGAAGCCTGTTGCAACAGTATCGGGAGAATCCGGCGGAATTGCTCGATTCGATAGACCAGACCGTAACACGGGCGATGCGGTGGCGGCAGGCAGCACTCGAACGGGACGAAGATCCGGTAGTAGTGGACGAGTATTACTATCAACTCCTCCGACCGTGTTACTGTCCGGAGGAGCCGGAACAAATACCCATCAGCGAAAAAATGATGCGGGAGATCATCGCCACGTTGAAAAAGGTGGAGAAAGCGAAGTCGCAAAAAACACCTCGTACAAAAACCATGTAATCGAACGAGGACACGACCTCGCTCCGAGAGGCGAGGTTGGCAAGATCAAAGCCAATCTCGCCGCAATCCGGCTCATTAAAGAAATCGAAGCCGAAGGCCGCGAAGCCACCCCGGAAGAAAAAGCTGTATTGGAGCAATTCTCCGGCTGGGGCGGTATTCCAGCAATCTTCAAAATAGCCCATCCCTACCACAACGAACTGCGCGAACTACTGACAGCCGATGAATACGAAGCGGCACGCGCATCCACAACCACCGCATTTTATACTCCACCCGAAGTCATATCGTCGATATGGGATATGGTGGAACGCCTCGGATTCGACGGTGGCCGCATCCTCGAACCATCGGCCGGCATCGGACATTTTTTCGGTCTGATGCCTCTTTCGATACGGTCGAAATCGGATTTGACAGGAATCGAACTCGACGATCTGTCCGGCCACATCCTTCGTGCGCTCTATCCCGAAGCGCATATCCACATCGAAGGTTTCGAGCAGCAGCGCATACCTAACAACAGCTATTCGCTGGTGATCAGCAATGTACCGTTCGGAACGTTCAAAGTACACGATACGTTCGACCGCGATTTATCCTCACGTTTCGAGATTCACGACTATTTCATCGCCAAAAGCATCCGGAAGCTCAAACCCGGCGGATTGGGCGTATTCATTACCTCGACAGCAACGCTCGATCGGAGTGCAAATTTGCGGAATTGGGTCGTAAACGACGGTAATGCAGACTTCATCGGGGCAGTCCGTCTGAATACCGGTACATTCAAAAATACGGTCGGCACCGAAACCTCGGCCGACATCATTATCGTCCGCAAACGCGACGAAGCCGGGCCGGCACCCTATGCCGTAAATATGCAATCGACCATTACGGAACGCGAGGCGCCCTACGAACGAATTATCAAACTACCGAACGGGAAGGTAAAGACCGAAGCAGCAACGGCACACATGAACTATAACAAGTATTTTCACGACAATCCGCAGTTCATGGCCGGCCAGATGCGCTTCGGATTCGAAAGTGGCGTGGAAATACGCCCCACAGAACAGCGCTGCGTCCCCACAAGCGACATAGACCAGTCCCGCACGCTCGACAGTTTCATATCCGCACTCCCCGAAAATATCTACACATCGGCCCCGGCACCCGCAACGGAGCGAATACCGCAAGCGGTCGAGGCCCCCAACAGTACAAAAGAGGGAGGACTTACGATCATCGACGGAAAACCATATATCGTGCGGTTCGGACAAGCCGTACCCGCCGACTGGAACTCGTTGAAAATCCGCAACCGCAGTAAAGTCGAAGCGTTAGGCGATTACCTGCGGCTGAAAAGTGCGATCACAGAGCTGCTCGATGCCGAACGCAATGATCTGCCGAACATCGAGCAACTGCGAGCCGAGCTTAACGACGCCTACGCTACCTTCACCCGTCGTTACGGGACATTATCAAGAAACACGCGTATTTCATTCCTGCGCGACGACGTGGATTTTCCCTCCATCGCAGCCATCGAAAACGACAAGGAAATCGTAACTCCCGACGGAAAGAAACGACATGACATCCAAAGGTCGGACATCTTCTTTCGCCGGATGCTGGAACCGACACGCGAACTGAAAGCCGACACGCCGAAAGACGCGATCGCCGTATCGCTCTACCGCTACGGACGGCTCGATATGCCCTATATCGCAGAATTGCTCCACATACAGCAGGAGGATACAGAAAAAGAACTGCTCGCACAGGAACTTATCTATGTCAATCCGGTAACGGGTCTTTATGAGGAGCGCAACGAATACCTCTCGGGAAATGTCCGCGAGAAACTCGAACAGGCCGAGCAAGCCAATGAAAACGGACAGTTCGACGCCAACATCCGTGCGCTCGTGAAAATTATTCCGATGGATATTCCGCTGCCGCTGATTAAAGTATCGCTCGGCAGCACATGGATACCCATCGCCCTATACGAACAGTTTTTCAAAGAGACGTTCAACGTAACGGCCCATATCGCCAAAACATCGGCCAACAAGTATATCGCCAAAATCTCGAACGAAGGGAATACGGTCGATACCAGTATGGGGATTCCGCAAGCGCCGGGGAGCAAACTCGCACTCGACCGGATGAACAAGACGCAGACCTACATCAGTCGCAGCGAATACGACCCTTTGGCTCAAAAAGAAAAGCGTGTCAAAGACCCCGAAGCGATGGCACAGGCCGCCATGAAACAGACCGAGCTGGAAGAACGATTCGAACAATGGATTAAAGGACAAGATAAAACAACGACCGATAAGCTCGTCGAAATATATAACAGAACCTTCAACAGCACCGTCGAAAGACAGATCGACGTTTCATCGTTCGATTATTTTCCCAACGCCGCACACACGAAGAAGCCGCGCGAGCATCAGAAAATCGGTGTCATGCGAGGTTTGCAAGGAGCAACGCTGCTGGCACACGAAGTCGGCACGGGAAAAACCCTGACCCTCATAACTACGGCAATGGAGATGCGGCGGCTCGGTATCGCCCAGAAGCCGTGCATCGTCGTACAACGCTCGACATTCAACCAATTCGCCTCCGAAATAAAATCCCTCTATCCGGCCGCCCGTGTCCTCGTTCCGTCCGAAAAAGACCTCACGGCATCGCAGCGGCAGGAATTATTCGCAAAGATCGCCTATAACGATTGGGATATTGTCGTACTCTATCACAGCTATCTGGATGCCATACCGGATGCCCCGGAGCGTGTCAATGAATATATCGACACGCTGATCGCAGAGAAGATGCAACAGCTCGAAGAAATCGAAGCCAATTCTCCGGACAATGCCAAACGGCAGGCTTATGCTATCAAGAAACAGATCGAGGGACTGGAAAACAAGAAAATAACGGATAAAACAGTCAAAGAGGAAGAAAAACTCAAAGCACAGGCCCGTACTCGTGCATTACGTCTGCTCGACCGCCGCACGGACGAGACGATGACCTTTGAACAGTTGGGAATCGACGCTTTGCTGGTAGATGAAGCACATGCCTACAAGAAGCTCGGTTTTACCACCAACCTGCAAAATATCAAAGGTATAGACCCTGCGGCGTCGCAACGGGCGCAGAGCATGAGGCTGAAAACATCTTATATTCTGGCAAATAAACAGAACAAAAACGTCGTATTCGCCACCGGAACACCCATATCCAATACAATGGCCGAGATGTGGACGTTCCTGCGCTATCTGCTGCCCAAACACGAACTCGAACAGTACGAGATCGCCGATTTCGATTCCTTTGCGAACAATTTCGGAAATATCGAGGAATCGGCCGAGTTTGCCACAAACGGCAAATTCCGCGTAGTCGAACGCTTCGCCAGTTACTCCAACGTGCCGGAACTGCTGGCGATCTGGAAGAAAGTCGCGCACACCGTACTCACGGAGGATGTACCGGATCTGCGCGAAGGTGTAGGAACGCCGCGCATCGAGGGAGGCAAACCGGAGGATATACTGCTCGACCAAACGCCTGCGCTGCGGGCTATCATGCGCAGCATACGGGAAATACTGACTCAATACGACGCTATGCCCGGTAAGGAAAAACGTCGTAACTCCCATATCCCGCTGGTCATGTTCGGACTGGCCAAACGTGCGGCAATCGACGTGCGGCTGGTTAATCCCGCTCTACCGGACGATCCCAACAGCAAAGTCAATCATGCCGTGCGCGAAGTCGTAGAAGATTTGAAAGCGACGGCCGATTACAACGGCACGGTTGCCGTTTTCTGCGACGCCTACCAAAGCCGCGACCACAGCTTCAATCTTTTCGTGGATATGAAGCGTAAATTCATCGACGCCGGCATACCGGCCCAGCAGGTCGCTATCATCCACGACTACATAACGGACGCGAAACGCGAGGCGCTCTACAAGCAAATAAACAACGGCGAAGTACGGATCGTACTCGGCACGACCGAGAAATTAGGTATCGGAGTAAATATGCAGGAGCGTCTGCACATGCTCGTCAATCTGGACGTACCCATACGTCCTATGGACTACCTGCAACGCATCGGCCGCATTGTGCGGCAGGGCAATCTGCACCTGCAAATGGACAAACCCGTGCGTATTCTGCGCCTCGGAGTGAAACAAACGCTTGATGTTACGGGCTACCAACGGCTGAAAATCAAGGAATCGTTCATTAAGCAGGCAATGAAGGGCGAGGTTACGGAACGCTCGCTCGAAGAACCCGAAACCGACAGCAGCGACAGCACGAATTTCGGGCAGATGATGGCCTCACTCTCCGGCAGCGCTGCGGCGCTCGCCCTGTCGCTCGAACAGAATAAACTACGCAAGCTGAGAAACGCACGCGACTACTACAATCAACATCAAATATACGTCGCACATGAACTCAAACGACTGCAAAACGTCCTTCAAACAACCCCGCAAATAATTGCTCAAATCCGTAAGAAAAAAGATTTCCTGCGAAGCCTGTTTCCGGACAATAAGGTGGTATCGGTGGAAGTGGGAAAACTCAAAGCCTCCGAGCCGGAAAAAATCGAAGACCTGTTCGTTCCGCTCTCGAAACGCATCGAAGCCGAAGCGGATGCCCTCCGCCAATCACCCGACCGTACACAATCGGACATGACACTCCGCATCGGAATCAACGGCAAAGAGTTCGACATTATAATTGTTTTACGACGGAATTACCTTTCCAATGAAAAGGAGCGCATCAACCGCACGATTTATTACCAATGCAACGAATGGCGCGACCTGCAAGGCGAAGCCGGAGCTAAGATGATTAACGTCATCAGCCAAGTCGAAAAAGTGCTCTCCGGTGAGGAGTACGACGCCGAAATACAGAAGCGGCAGCTCGGAATGGAAACGGCACAACAAGCCATCGAATATTTACAGACGCAGGTCGGCAATGGATTTCCCAAACAAGCAGAGTTGGAGGCGGCAGAAGAACGCATCGCCGAGCTGGAAGAGCAGATGAAAGTGGAACTGGCAGCGATCGAAGCACAGGAGGAAACCGACAAATCCGAAACCGCAACCATAGACATCGACCCTGACGAATTGATTGACGACAATGCAGGAAACGGCCTCCGCTTCCGCGACGGTGGCAATCTGTTCGGTTCCGACGCCCCGGCAAGCGATGCGGAGTTGGCTCGCCGCGTTCGCCGGATCGCCCGCACGCTGAACACTCCGGTCGAGATTATCGACGACCTCGATGCAATTACCGATTCCGACCCGCTCATGCAACGTCGTAAACGACGCTCAAAAGGTTTTTACGACCCGCAAACGGGACAAACGTTCATTGTCCTGCCCAATATTACGACACTCGCCGATGCCGAAGCGACCGTATTGCATGAAATTGTCGGACACATGGGCTTACGCTCGCTGATGGGCGACCGTTTCGGCGACTTTCTCGATAAAGTTTACAATGGTCTCGATACCGAAGGGCGCAGCCGCGTGACCGACATTGCCCGCGAGCAGGAGCACCAATCCTCCGGCGCCAAGCACCGCCGGACAGATACCCGCCGTCTGGCGACGGAAGAATACCTCGCACATTTGGCGGAAGGCGACATCACGCCGAGCCGCTTTGCCCGGATCATCGGCCGTATCCGCTCGCTGCTACGCGACATATTGCGACTTCCGCTGCGTATCGGCGACCGCGACATCGCTTATTTGTTGTGGTTGTCGAAACACCGCCTGCAAAAAACACGCACGGCCGCCGAAGCCGTCGCCGCAACAGCGACCGAACGACGCATCCGTAAACAGCTTTTCGGTCGTTCTGAAAACGTGCGTTACCGTGCGATATTCGACGACGCTACACCCGAAAATATCGAACGGTATAGCATCGAACGCTACATCCGCGAGCATCATATCACCGGAGTTTTACTCGGCGAACATAATGCCGATGACTTCGCTATGCGTGTATATGGACTGCTTGATGACATGGGCCGAGCCATCATTGACCGCATGGGCAATGATCGTTTGAAGGCCATGCGCAAATACCTCGCATTATTCGACCTCCAAAAGCTCACCGATCAAGAAAGTTATCGCAGCATCATCGACGAGCTGGTGAAAACCTTACCCCAAGAGACGAAAGAGCAAATCGTGCACTCCATGCGCAAACACCTCGATTTCGTCCTCTCCGACAACTACCGCACTCCGTTGCGGCGACGCACGATGAAAAGCGAACGACCTCTGCCGGAGAATTTCAAATATGCGAGCGAGTATGTCGAAGAATTGCTTAAAAAGAAACGGGCACAGCCCGAAATGGCTCCGCCGGCCGGAATCGAACCGACTGTGATTTACGACAAGCGGAATTGGAAAAGCCGTCAGCAACTCCGGTTCATAGATAGCACTTTACCCGTCGAAAGATTACAGGAAGAAGTCGTGCGGCGCGGAGGCAGCATCGACGACCTCACGGACATACACAAACATTTGAACCACTTGACAAGCATCGCCAAAGTCGCAATCGACAAATACACGAAAGAGTATTTAGACCCCATACTCGACCAAATCGCAGCCATAGCCCGTGAAACAGGCATGACGGAAACACACATCATCGACTACATCACGGCCGAATCGTCGCTCGAACGGCAGGCAACGGGGATTGCGGCCCTATCCCTCGACCCGCGCGATGCGTGGAACGAAACGCTGGCCCGAAGTATCGTCGCAGATTTCCGCCGCCGGGCCGGAGAGATTCCGACACAGCGATTGTGGCAGCGGATCAATGCGGCAAACGACCGCGTGCTGGAAATCCTCGTCGAAGACGGAATGTTAGCCCCCGAACACCGCAAGTTGATAAAAGGGCACGGCTGGGACTACTATGTACCCTTACGGGATTATGATTACAACTACCGCGACCAGAAAGGCGAGCCGGTGGCTTTCGATGCGGCCGACGTGTACGACTTCATCGACGACAGTGCGGGGCCGCGCCCCTTACGGAAAGTGCTGCACGAAGCCGAAGGACGTATCGCAAAGCCCCGCAATCCGATCGCTCAAATGGTGAATATCGGTATCGGAGCGATCATCGCCGCCAAAACCAACAGGGCGAGGCAGTCGGCCTTACGGTTGGTGCAGAACAACAGCCGCAATTCGGAAGACTTGTTCCGCGTCGATAAGGTCTGGTTGGCAAAAGGCATCGGCAACAGATGGGTTACGACGACCATAGACCCCGCCGTCGAGGACATCGAACTATCGAAGGCGGCACGTAAGGAGATCGCCCGGCTGAAAAAGGAGATGAACGCGGCACTTCAAGCACACGATGATGAACTGGCCGACTACCTGTATAACCGTATCGAGGAGACCGAACGGTTCAACATTGTCCGCGAAGCCGAATCGGGCAGTCGTTTCGAGCACGAAGGACACTTGGGACATTCTTACGAACGACAACGCAATGTGGAATGTTACGTGAACGGTATCCGTTATGTGATAACCTTCGCCGATCCCGCCGTGGCGAACGCGATCAACCAATATAACCGGCTGGCGATTCCAAAATGGCTGGATGATACGGTCGGGAACGCGACACGCTGGCTGGCAAGAGCTTTTACCTCCCGGAATCCGGCGTTTGTCGCAGCGAATTTCCTGCGCGACGTGCAGCACGCCGCGCTGGTACACGCCATCGACAAAGGCGGGAATCTCGAAGGATTCGTGCGTAACATCCCTGCAAGTATGGCCGCAATCACCCGCGAACTGCGAGGCAAGGCCGAGCCGCTGACCATCGCCGAAACCGGGACGCTCGACGTACTCGACACCGCCGATCGGCAGGAACTAATCCGGCAATTCGGCCGCGAACGGGTCATGGACACGCTTTACGACTATTTCCGTGAAAACGGCGGGGAAACGGGGTTCGTACATAGTAAAGACATCGCCGAGGCCGAAAAGGAGATCAAACGTTACGTTGCATTCCGCACGGGGCGTATAGGTGAACTGCTGAAAGCAACGCAGCGCAGCGAACGCGCCGGGGTATGGCTCTCGTATGCTGCCCGCAAAAGCGGTATGCAAGCAATAGGCGTCGCGCTGGAAAATGCCTCCCGCATTGCCGAAAACACATCCCGTTTGGCGACCTTCACCACATCGCTCGAACAAGGAAAATCACTCCTTACGGCTATCGACGATGCAAAAAACGTTACGGTGAATTTCAACCGTCGTGGTACGGCGACCCGACCGCTCGGCATGTTCTACGTCTTTTTCAATGCTTCGGTACAAGGAGCGGCACAGGTCGCACGAATCGCCATGCGTAACCGGAAAAGATTTGCACAGGCTGTTGCCACGCTGACGGCGGCTGGATTTCTCGACAGTCTGCTGCTTGATTTCTTCCTCGCCGGAAGCGGAGACGACGGCCGCGATCTGGCCGTTACGGAATACGAAAGACATAACCACCTCATCATCCCCGGCATGGGAAAGCGCGGTTACTTGAAGATTCCGCTTCCACAGGGATTCCGGGCTTTCTTCGGCATAGGAACTGCCTTGCATGACCTTTACCGAGGAAAACTCGGCTCCGAAGATGCCGCACGCATGATGCTTACGATGCTCTATGAGGATTTCTCGCCCGTAGCTTCACCCTCATCCAAAGGAGATGCGACACGTGTACTGATTCCTACGGCTTTGACGCCGTGGTACGACATCTGGTATGCCGGAGAGGATGCGTTCGGTTATCCTGTCGGACGCCGCAGCTACTCGACGACGGCAAACTATCCGCTCTCAGAAATGGGACTGAGAAACGTAAACAAAGCGATTTATTACCTCTGTCGGGGGATCAACAGGTTAGGCGGAGGCGATGAGAACACACCGGCCGGACTGCGCAAGAACGGAGAAATCGACCCGCTGCTGCGGGGTATCTTCGAGTACAACCCCTCGCACGTCGAACACGTATTGACCTATTACGGCGGCGGAATGGGTAAGTTCATCAAAGACATGGTGCACACCTCGCAGGCGCTATTCACCGGAGAGGAAATCAGCAGCCGCGATCTGCCCGTAATAAATCGCTTCTATGGAACGGCACGCCCCAAAAATCCGGCCGAACGGTATTACACCCTCCGCGACCGTCTGACGAATATCGAAGCCAAATACAAACGCATGGGGCCGGCACTCGACCGCACCGATCCCGCCGTACAACGGAATCTGCAACGTATCGCAATTTTCAAGGCACACCAAACGGCGGTGAACAAGCTGCGGGCGATACTTGCCGATACGCGTCCCAATACCGCAGCTTATGACCGATTACAAGAAGAATTGAACGAAACGATGATGAACGCATTAAACGAGGACGACCATGTTACGGAATATTGATACCCGGCAGTTGAAACTGTTGGCCCAAACGGAAAAAAGCGTCGCTCGAACACGCCGCGAATGGGAGCAAGGCACGATGCGCTACGCCGACGACAATCTGACGCTCCTGTGGCGTTGTGCGCGGGATTGGGACGCAATGGATTACCTGCGCAAAGAGCACGCCCGGAATCTGCGATACAAGAACGGCGACCAATGGAGCGACACGGTACCCGACCCCGACCATCCGCACCGGACGATCCGCGAAGATGCGCTGATCTCCCGCAGCGGGAAAGTGCCGCTCAAACACAACTATATTCAGCAATATATCCGCAATATTCACGGACAACTCCTTTCGTCGCCCACGCAAACGGTCGTATATGCCCGCAGCCGCGACGACCAGCCGCTCGGAGAAATGCTGACCAACGCCCTGCAAGCATGCCACCAGCTCAACAGAATCCGAAAAATAGACATCAACGTCGTCGAGGAACTCTGTCTGACGGGGATAGCCTGCGCGAAGGTACGCTACGGCTATTGGAGTACCAAGAACCGCACGGACGGAAAAATCGACCTCGTGAACATCAACCGGCTATTTTTCAATGCCGACATCGAAGATCCGCGACTGACGGACATCCGCCGCATCGGAGAGCTGCACGACTACACGTTCGACGATTTGGTACGCAACTTCGCCACATGCCGTGAAGACGTGCAGGCATTACGCGAAATTTATGGCATCTGCCACGACCATACGAAGCTGGAAAACCTCTATGAAAATCACGCCTCACGGCTTCAAAATCTGAATTTCCTATACACGAACGACCTCGGCAAATACCGCGTTATCGAGGTGTGGGAACGCCTCGGCCGCTGGGTACTATACGTGCATGATTACGCCGACGGAACGGAAGAGATATACACCGACCTTACAATGCAAGAAGTCGAAGCGATCAACGCCTCGCGCATCGAGCAAGGTATGGCCGCAGGGATCGCCCCAGACACAGTGAAACTCATCTACGCCCGTGAACAGTACGAATATTATTGGCGGGTGAAATACCTTACGCCGAACGGCTACTGCATCAAAGAGACCGAAAGTCCCTATGCACACGAAGAACACCCCTACGTGCTTGCGGCCATGCCCGTAATCGACGGACGGTTCAAAGCCGTATTATCGGACGTGATAGACATTCAGCGCTATATCAACCGGCTATTGACCCTTTTGGATTTCATCATCGGAGCCTCGGCAAAAGGGCTGTTGATGGTTCCGCAGGAGTGCATACCCGACGATATGGACATTCGGGATTTCGCACGCGAATACGTCAAAACGAACGGCGTCATTCTTATCAAAAAAGGGGCCTACGACAAACTCCCGAAGCAAATATCCATGAACGGCACCAATATCGGAGCATGGGAAATGTTCGCGCAGGAAATGAACATCATGCAGCAAATCAGCGGACTGAACGGAGCGGTACAGGGGCAAGTTCCGCGAGCCAATACGCCGTCGAGTCTCTACGCCCAGCAAGCACAAAACTCAATGATGAATTTCGTCGTGCTGTTCGAGAATTACAATATGTTCTGCGAAGAACGCGACGAAAAACTGCTTAAAGTCCTCATGCAATACTACACGACCCGTCGATACATCGGCACCAATGGTAAGACCGCCGGAGAGATGGCGAAATTCTACGAGCCGGAAATGGCGCAGAAAATCGAGGATTTCAACCTCACGGCCGCAAAATCGAACGATACGCCCGTATTCCGGCAAATGACCGACGACCTATTGATGAAACTGCTCGAAAGCGGCCGCATACCGCTCGAAATATTCCTCAATAACTGCTCGCTGCCGGGGGCCGACAAACTACTCTCCGAGGTCAAGTCTTTCAACGAACAGGCCGCAGCCGGTCAAATCGACCCCGAAGCCCTTACGCAGTTGCAACAGGCGGCACAACAGAACGCCGACCCGAACGCTATGGCCATGATGCAACGGTATATGGATGCCAATTAACATATCTGCCAAAAATAAATTCACTTTTTTAGCGAATTTTTAGAAATAAGCACTATCTTTGCAATGTAAAAATCAGCAATAATGATTGTAAAATTCCAAAAAGAGTATCTATCGGAATTATACTACGAAGGAAAGTGTAAGGATAAGAAACACCGTTACCAACCGACAATAGTTAAACGCTACAAGCAACGTATAGATATTCTTAACGATGCAAGTTGTATCGAAGCTCTTTATCAGTTACATTCGTTAAGATACGAGGTACTGACTGGAAATAAAGAAGGTATTTCCTCAATCAGAGTGAATGACCAGTATCGGATTGAATTTTTGGTTTCGCACGAAGCCGACGGGAAAGAGCAAATAACGATTTGCAACATTATTGAGTTGTCGAACCACTATAAATAATTGCTATGGGAAATTTAGGTTATCCATACTCTCCTACGCATCCGGGAGAAATACTGAAGGAGGAGATCGAATACAGAGGCATCTCGCAGAAAAAATTGGCCGAACAGATAGGTATTTCCTATACGATGCTCAATGAAATTCTGAACGCGAAACGCCCTGTAACCGAAACTATGGCCTTGTATTTCGAGGCTGCATTGGGAATCGAAGCCGAAATGCTTACCAATATGCAGACTCGATACAATATGCAAACAGCTCGCAAAGACAGTAAACTGACAGCTCGATTGCAACAGATTCGGAAGTTGGCCGCAATACTATGAAAAAATTATGAGAGTGGTTTTCTCGATAGACGAAATGAGAGCCAAACATCCGAGCGCATGAATATCAAGGATCAAAAATAAAACCCAATACAATTGGTATGAACAATTGAATCCGATTATTTGGCGTTATCTGAATAAAGCACTATTTTTGTTGTTGAGGTAGTCAAAATATAAATCGTATGAGAACAGTATATATTGAGGATAATACCCCCGAAGGACGGTGGTTACTCGATTTAATAAAAGACCATAAAAGCGTAACAGTAGCGCCGAAGGTAACTCGTGAGAAAAAAAATGAGAGTTCTTGGGATAGGGCTATTGCAACCGGTGCAATGACATTGGAAGAGTTTGGCATGAAGTTCACCGAAGCAGTCCATCAAGCATACAAATAATGGCCCGTCCAATTATCGTTTCCACTAACGTCGTAGATAAACTCTCCGATGTAGTGGCGTATCTGAAAGATGATCTAAAATTGTCCCAAGAGGCCGCATTGAAATACCGAGATCGGTTTCTGGATTTCATTCGCACTTTCTGCGTTGAGGTAAACCACCCTTTATGCCGATTCAAAAAATGGTGTGAACGCGGTTATCGGTGTGCCGTATTTGAAAAACAATGGGTGATAGCCTATGAAATAGTCGATAAAGGCATAATAGTTCAAGATATTTCTAATACGGCATTGCTTAAAGAATAAATATTTCAAATATTTCGTAAATAAAGAAACCCTAAAATTTTTACAGGGTTTCTTTATTTTTCTCTGCGTCCGTGTAGAAAGAATCACTCGCTGCATTGCAGCGACAAAATTCAATGCCTTTACAAATGTCGAACCGAACACAATACCTCATTCTCAATATGCAAAAAGCCCGGCAATATCCGCCGGGCTTTAATAAGGAAACCCGGAGAGAGCCAGCCTGCATCGATGCGCCTCCGCAAAGCCGGTCTGTCCGGATTTCCTGTCTCATATCTCCGGAATCGGAACATATTCACGAAACACGGCTTCCCCGCAATCGCAAACTCCCCTGTCGAAAAATTCACCGTCTGTTTTCGCAGAGGCATCCGATTTCGTCTTATATCGTTTCTTGATCTTCGCTCGCCGGTAATCTCCGGCAAAGTAAAAATACTTTCTCAACGGCGAAGCCGCAAACTGCCCGTTCAAAACCTTATACGCCTTAAAATGCATCAGATACCCGCAATAGGAATTGATTACGGCTAACATTTGCGCGAGACGCTCCGAGGTCGGCTCCGTTCCGACGCATTCCAACTCCAAAGGTTTCATGGCCTTGCGGAACAGAGCGATCGTTCTTGCCGAGGGGTAATGCCGATACGGTCGTACCAGCGCTCCGAGGAACGAAGCCCCTTTCGTATAGTGCTGCAACACGACCTTATCGGGATGCAGGGTCAGGTGCAGCTCCGAGGCGAGGAAGTCCCGCAGACACGGGATCAATCCGCGCAGGTAATTCCGGCTCGGATGGACGATATAGAAATCATCCACATAACGTCCGTAATGACGGCACTTCAACGTCCGTTTCACATACTCGTCCAGCACATCGAGGTAAATATTGCTGAAAAGCTGAGAGGTCAAATCCCCGATGGGAATCCCGACACCCGGAGGCGATTTCAACAAACTCTTGGACGGCGGCAAATCGTCCCATTCCGACGAGTTTCCGAGAACGCGGCAATTTTCCACCGGGTCGCGGAGCAAAATCGCCCGAATCAGAAAATCCACCAGATCGAAGTCGAAACGTGCGACATCTTTCGGCCATCGCAGACAACACCGCTCGATCGTGCGTTTGATGATCGCATAAAGCAAATGCTTGTCGATACTCATAAAATAGCCGCGCAGGTCGAGTTTCAGAATATAGGCGGATTGTGTATAATTCCGCGTGCAACTGCGAATATGGTGTTCGAAGCGCTCGATGCCCAACGACGTTCCTTTACCCTTGCGGCAGGAGTAACTGTCGAAAATCATCCGGCGTTCGAACAGCGGCGCCAGATAATTGAACAACAGGTGATGCACCACCCTGTCACGGAAGGGCGAGGCGAAAATCTCCCGCTTGACCGGATATTCCGTGATGAAACAAATACCCGGCGACGGCCGATACGTCCGGTCTCGGATTTGTTCGTACAATACGATCATATTGTGTTCCAAGTCCATCTCGAAGGCAAGCTGGCTTCTGGTATTGCGTTTGTGTCTTCTCGCATCGTAATAGGCCCGGAAGAGATCGGTCAGTAAATCGGAGCCGATACCCATATCTATCTACAAGGTTCTTTCAAGCAGCGGTAAATTCTTGGACGGGACGCACCGCGAAGCCGTTGGAGCGGTTGTTGTTGTTCAACGGGTTCACGTTCGTCGAGTTGAAGTTCAGGTTGCGACCGTTGTTCGTCGAGTTCGGAACGGCCGACCAATAGTAGCCGTTGCTGCCGACGTTGTTCAACGCGCCTGACGAGTTGTTGCGATAGCCCGAAGCAGGATAGAAAGTAACCACTTGCTAAATGAGGCGGAGGATTCCCAAAAGGGACAAACCCCGCCGCAGATTGGTTTTTCATAACCGACGACAACACAACGCGACCGCCGAATGATCCGCTGCGGGCATTTTTCCGCCGCCGGTAGGTTACTGAATTTACAAGACACTCTTCCGAAAGCCTTGACTTTACGGAACTCCGGCCCTGAATCTGCTTCAAACAGTGCGTTCCCGCCGCACGCATACGGAAATCTCCCGCCCCGTATCCTGTGCGCCAGACGCACTTTTGGAAAGAACCTGTCATACGGACCGCGCTACTGGGAACCTCCGCCTTCGGATTCGGACGTATGTCCCTTGACGTATTTCTGCCAGGATGCGAGCTGTTTCGAAACAGCCTCGACCTGTTCGACCAGATGCGCATACAGTTTGGTGCCGACATGACGCAGATCGTGCAAAAGGCGCAGCCGTACTTTCACCCCGACGAGCCGCTCACGCATATCCATAATGAGCGGCAGTTTTTCGGTGGTGGAATTGGCCTTGTAGATCAGTACGAGAATTTCTGTCAATTCGTTTTTAAGCGTTTCAACCAGCGTGAATTTCACGTCACGCGGAACGTTCCCCATATCCCTGTAAATGCTCTGCAAAAGATCATAGGCCGCCTTATATACCGGCAAATTATCGTATTGAGCCACTACCTTTCGGATGTAAAGAGCGTTTTTTTCAGATCGGAGATAAAAAGCATACACTCCATAGGCGTCGAGGAGGCAAGATCGAACCCGCGTACACGCTCCGCCACGACACAGGCCGTCGAGAGCGTGAAGTCGGGCATCGCCTGCGCAGCCGCAGCCGGAAGTCCGGTAAGAGTTTTTTGTTCCTGCATGGCAGGAACACCGTCACATGTGACGGCTGCCCCGACACCCTTCGGGACAGCCGCACACACGTGCGGGGAAGAACCGGCAGGATGATCCCCCGCCGCACATTTCGAGCGCGGAAGCGCAAGTGGCACGGAGGCTTTCCACGCCTCGAACTCCTCGACGACGATAGGCCGGCGGGCCGACAGCACCAGCCGGTCGGGTTCCGTTTCAAGACGCGTCAGTCCGTCGAGTACCCGATCCTCCGTACTCGACAGAAAGCCGATGGAAATCAGCTCCCCGCCGCCGAGCGTTTTGAGCGAGCGTTTGGTGGGCTTGAACGGCCGTACCTGCATGCACACGGCGAAAGCCGACCGCTCGTAGGCTTTCCAGAAAAGCCCCTCGCGGTAGAGGATGATGCGGTCGGTGTTTTCTGCCTCGGCTCGTATGAAATCTTTGCTCGTCATGGCTCGAATCGTACCTTTTCTCGTCTTGTGTCGTCGCTTTACGGTTTCGGATTCACGACACCGGAAACCCGAAAATTTTTTCGACCGGCTTCGCCGGCAAACCCCCCTGCGGCTGCAAGCCGCAGGGAATAAATCCAATCAATCCAATGAATCGGATGGTCGCTTCGCGCCTATTCTTGGACGGGACGCACCGCGAAGCCGTTGGAGCGGTAGTCGTTGCTCAACGGGCTCACGCCCGTCGAGTAGAAGTACAGGTAGCGACCGCCGTTCGTCGAGTACGGAACGGCCGACCAATAGTAGCCGTAGCTGCCGACGTTGCCCAACGCGCCTGACGAGTAGCGGCGATAGCCCGAAGCAGGATAGAAGATCGTACCGCCCGCAGGGTCATAACTGCTTGCGCCGTTCATCTTGTTGCAATAAAATATCCATCCGCCGTTCGTAGTAAAATCATCCGCAGAAGTATAAGGCGAATTATATTGACTGCCATAGTAAGACCCGCTCATATTATTCCCGTTATAGGTGAATCCGGTAAAAGCGTTCGACGGAGGCAAATGATACCCGACGGGCGAAGGATCGTAAATCGTCTTAATCACCGCATTGTCGTTGGCCGTCGTCACCGTATTGTCGGAGCTCCATAGATTATAATACTTATAATCCATATAATTATTAGTACAGAATGCGCCCGGATTCAGAATACCGTTGGTTATCGTTGCGTCATTTGTAGTCCAATTAGCCGTGGTCAACGTTGTCGAAGAGGTTCCCTCCGCATTGTACCAAGTCTTATTTGTAGCGCCACTCCCCGTCGAAGGCAGCATCGGATCTTTGCGTCCCCATTGATAGAAAGGAGCATTGCCGCCAGTAGAAACGGAATACGGCGTTTGGGTGATCTCGATAACTTGCGTGGCACCTGTTTCCGCCTGCGTGAAACGCACCTTCACGCTGCGCCCTGCGTAAGAAGCCGAGGTACCGTCGCACCAGCCGAGATTGACAGGCATGAACGTATATTGCAGACCTTGATAATTAGTCACCGACTTGTCCCGTAATGATTCATCCTTATCCGCAGCAAGACCCGGCACATAATCCGTGACCCAGATATGCCAGCTCCACATGATCTGGTCGGAAGCGTTTCGTACCGCGACGATGGCATTTCCCTGCGCGATTGTCGCCTGGTTTACGTCGAAGGTGATGCTGTGCTTATCGGAAGACAGTGCCACATTCGTCACCAGCTCGGGGCTGTCCTGCCAGACCAATGTGGCATTGTCGGGCGTACAGTTCGCATTGTTGTAAATATAGGGATCTGTGATGGCGTTTCCGGTGTGGTTGACAAAGTTTTTGAGCACATACGATCCGCTGGCCGAGGAGGTATAGGCCGAAGCGTTCGTACCGCCGTTCTTGATGGCGTTGCCATAGACCAACGGCAGGGAGTATTTTCCGGGAGCGTTGATGACATAACAGTTGGCGGTGTTCTGCACCCCTGCGGCTCCTGCGGAATTGGAGAGGTTATAGGGCGTATGCCCCGACGAGGAATTGATCAATTGGGCTTTCCGCAATGTCTCGTTGTGGGGATTGAATTCCTCGACGCCCTCCTGCGCCGCGACCGTAGCATCGAAACTCTGAGCCGACGTACCGCCGTCGCCGCTCGCGGTGAATCCCGTGATCCATTCGGGCTGTTCGATCACGCGATAACCGCCCGCGCCGTTGTCCTCGACGAACTCCGCAGTCCAAGCCAGCGGAACGCTCTTTTCGGAGTCTCCGGGACGTGTCACCTTACCTCGGCTCTCCACCTTGTAAGCGTTCGTACCACCCGCATAAGTAAAATCATCCGGCGCCGTTACCGTAAAAGTCGATGCGATGGATATGCTGGTCGTGGATATGCGGTAGGTGACGGTACGGCCGACGGGCCACGTCGTCCCGGCGATGGAGGCCGTGAGCGTCCGTGCCGTACTGGTCAGCTTGTCGGTATAGCCCACCTCGATAGTCGCGCCGGAGGGCAGCGTCTGGGGAATCATCATGAAGGTCGCCTCCTCAGGTGTGATCTCCTCGTCGGGCGTGCCGTCCACGTCTTTGGAGAGGGTCTGCGTAAAGCTGGAAGAGGAGGTGAATCCGCTCCACTGCGCCGTTCCCATATCATAGACGGCCTTGCCGTACACGTTTTTGAGCGTGACCTTCGTAATACGCCCGGCCATCATGTCGTCCCCGACGGTGAAGCGCACGGCCGTAAGCGCGTGCCCGAACGTGAGGGCCGCGGTCTTGTCCGGCGCGGATGCTCCGTCCATCTCGGCGGGAGCGGCCACGAGCAGATCCTTTTGGTCTGCGACGGCCGAAGGGGTCGTATAGGTGATCGTCGGCGCTCCGGCGGTCTGTTGCGCCGAAAGCACCGCTCCTTCGGCACCATAGGGCGCATAGGCGAAGAAGCGGATCTTCTTTCCTCGTCCGGGCCAGTTGTAGTCCGTGGCCGTCCAGCCCGAAGCCTCGGTGATTTCGACGTTATACATATAGTCGGGCGTCAGCGCATCGCTCCACGCTCCGGTATAAACATAGGCCAGCGCTCCGAACGAATCGTAAAAAGTCTCCGTCCCGACAGGCGTGGCACGTGTCTGCGGTCGGTCGGTCTTTGCATCCGGGTGCGGCACGGCGATTCCGTCGGCGACCGAAGCGTGCAGGAACAGCGTATCGGCCGGAGCAGGCCCCCGCAGGGCATAGACCTCCGGGCAGGCCCCTGCGAGCGTGTCGGAGCGTTCCGAGACCGCAGAACCCCCCGGCGTCCAACTTCCGGACAGCCCCACGTCGAAGCGAAGCGCCGGGCCGTCCGCCGACAGCTCCGCTGTCGCGTCTTTGGTACAAGCAGCAAGCACAAGCACGCCGGAGAGCGTACACAACGTTCCGAGGCGGTATGTTCTGCGAAACAGATTTTTCTTTTTCATGGTACACTTCTTTTCGATATTCTTCGCACCCGGACAGGGACATTCAACCCCGTCCGGGCAAATCTTCCGGGCTCGACGCCCCGGAGCGGCGTTTACATCTCTATATCTCCCGAAGGTTCGTCGGCAGGCTGCCACTCATCGACCGTAACGGTGAACTTGATCGGGCTGCCCAGAATGTCCTCTCCGCCGCCTTCCGGAACATCGGGATCGACCTTGCCGGCGCCGTTCGAGAAGTCCAGCGTATAGACGTATTTCTTGCCCGCTTCCCAATTCGTGTCGATGGGCACAGCCGCCCAGCCGTACTGTCCGGCCTCTGCGGGATAGACGGGATCGCTGCCGTCCGCTTTCGTAATATTGATAAGTACGGACAGATACGCGCCCTTCTTGGTGTTCGACTTGTCTGTCTCGGAATTCCAGGCCACGAGCTGCTGCGGCAGGAGCATCGCGTTGTCGCCGTCCGTTTTCATGATCGAGACAGCCGAATGCTCGAGGGTCTTCTCGCTGCCCGAGTAAGTCACTTCATAGATCTCCTTCTCGCTGCCCAGCTCCCAGGCATCGGTACCGAAATCGAACGTCGCCTTCGATACGGGCTGCGCGATACGAACGCCCTGCACCTTATACACGTAGGTATCTTCGGTATTCTTGGCCTTGATCTCGATCTGGGAAAGCCGATGCTTGAACGTCAGCGCCACACCCGTCGCTTCGTTGCTCTTGCTGCCCGTGGCCGTAGCCGTGATGAAGTCCTGCTGGCTCGTAATATCCGTTGCCGGCGCATAGTTCGTCAGCTTCTTGCTCGCGTTCGTGATCGTCACCGTAGCTCCGAGGTCTGTGGCTTTCGGAGAATAGGCATAGAAATTCAATACGCTGCCGTCCGAAGGCCAGTAGTAAGGCGTTTCCGAAGTGAAGTAACTGTCGTTCTTGGTGAACTCCACATCGGTAAAATAATTTTCATTCTCCGCGTCGATTGCCGTCACGGTGATCGTTTTGAGATTGCCGGTCGTCGTTTCTGCGGCTCGTGTTCCCATTGCGGCCCGGAAGTCGATCGGATGACCGTTGCCGACGACATCGGTCATTTCGTCCTGCGAGCAGGCGGTCATCGCCGCTGCTGCCAGAAAAAACAAGAATCTTTTCATAATAAAATAATTTGAATGTATGGTTTGTCGATTTCGTTTCTCAGGTAATCGGAAATCACATCTCTATATCCACGTTCTCCGTTTGCCACTCGTCCACCGAAGGTTGGAAACCGCCGGGATTCGGCTCCGGCAGAGGCAGCTTGTCCAAAAGAATATGTATGTCCCGCTGGTCGGGGGCCAAATGGATTTGATCCGTCACGTCATAGCTGTAATACCACTTGCTGCCGTCCGAGAGTACGGCATAGACGATCAGCGTGTGCGTGGTCTGCTCCGAGGGGCAATGACCGAAAGTCCGTACCGATCCCGTTATGGTGTTTTCGGAGCTCGCCGCAATTTCGAAAGGAATCGTTACACGCTCGGCGGAGGCAGTGCCCGCACCGGCAAGAAAACCGCCCGCCATACCCGAAAGAGAGGCGCTCAATCCCTTGACATGAGCCAGGTTCGCGGCATTGCGGATTTCCACCGTACAACGGCCCACCGCCGCCGAGGGGCAGAGCGTCAGCAGGTGAGCCTCGGCCGACAGGGAGAACCCCGCATGGCAGTCGCACCAGATCATTTCGGGGGCCGCAGCGATACGCTCGCCCTCCGCACCCGGCGCCATAGGAGCCCCTTCGGAACGGACGCCCAGCCCGGAGAGTTCCGGTATCAGCGTTGTAGTCGCCGTCGTGATTTCGAAGGTCTCCAGTTTCTCCGTATTCCGGTATTCGACCACTTCCGTATCACTGTTCAGACACAAGGCATCGTAACGGCCGTACGCAGCGCGGATTTCACCGCCGGTACGCTCTGTGAACTCATTGCGGAACGGAGCCCCGGCATCCGGAAACAAATAGAGAGACATCGATGCCGGAGAAGCTGTCGGGGCTTGCGTCCAATCGAAAACAACCTGCAGGGGCTGCGTATGCGGGTGGTCGTAGCACAACTCCTTGTGCTGGCACGATGCCGCCGTAAGCATCGCAAACAGATAGATGAACGGTTTTTTCATCGCTTGCCTCCTTTCTTTTCATTGCTGTTCCCGCGACCGAGCAGCCATATCAGCGAAATTTCCGCTTTCGTGGGCCCGAACCAATGCCGCTGTCGCGTCTCTTTCCAAACATAATGGCCGTCTTCGGGGTCGTATTTCTTGTACTCTCCGCCGAGATAGCCCACACCTACGCTGAAATCCAGATTCAAACGACGACCCACCGGCAGCGAATAACCGTATTCGATGCCGCCGCCGTAACTCAGTTTCGACTGGTAACCCGTACCGCCCGTCTCGAAATCATAGGTCAGCATCTGGCCGTAAAGACCGAGGTGGTGTCCGGTGAGCGGCTTTTCCGAGGCCCGGCGCCCGAAATATTTGCGGAGGTTCAGCTCCCCGCCGTAAGTCCGCCAATAACGATGACGCTTATCGCTGCTCCACCACGCGTACATCCACGAACCGCCGAGTGACCATCCGCGCCCCAAATAAAATTCCGCCCCCACGTTCGGGACAAGGGCCACGTCATAAAGCAGGTTCGTTTTCAAGGACATATAGAAAGGATATTTCGGTCGGGACGGAGAGGCAACGACCGTATCCCGCTGCACTACAACAACCGTATCTTTACGAACGACGACTACCGTATCCCGACGCGACACGACAATCGTATCGACCCGACCCGCAGCGGCAGGCCGGGGAGCTGCCCCGGAATACAGATATTCCACACGGGCACGGCGCAACTCCGGGAAAAAATGGGCCTCCATATAATGCCATGCACGGCCGCCGGCCACCATCTGCAACTGTCGCTTGCGGCCGTCAACGACTTTGCCGTCGCGTTTGATCCATTCCGGAGTATGGTACAGAATATCGAGAACCGCACTGCGATAAGGCATCGCGGAACGCTCGACCAAGCGGGCGAGACCTTCCCAGTCGATACCCAAAGAAGCGAACTCCACCGGATATACTCCGCGGAGACCATACGATTCCAACAACGAGGCGACATGTTCCCCGCGTCGCGCCGACAATACCTTTTGAAAATCCGTATTGCCTTCCGGCGAAGCACCGCCGATAATCCGCAAACCTCGGAATGATACTCCGTTATACGGCTGTAAGGCCCGCAGCTCGCTCATAAAAGCATCTATGCGCCCACTATTGCCCCGAAACATGCCGTCGAACCTCGCCGAGCCCTGATGGAAATAGACATCGAGACGCAACGTATCGGGCAACGACTGATCCTGCCCGTAACCGACATGACTGCCTCCGAGCAAGAATAGAAACATCATCAATTTAATTATTTTCATATTCACGATTGTTTTATCTCACTCTATTTTGTTATGATTTCACAGATACAGATACACCGGAACGACAACCGACGGACTCTTCATCGATCGTTTTTAACAGACCGTATTTTTTTCCGCCGAGAAGACGTGGGGAATTTCCCCCCCCTCCGGAAAATCGGGAAAAGGGGCCTGCATGTTGTGGGAAGACATGGAGCGGGGCTGTCGCCGAAGCTCCAACGGTGTATGACCGAAATGGCGTTTGCAAAAGCTCGTGAAAGACGACGGTGTGGAAAAGCCGTAATCCGATGCAAGGTCTGAAATCCGCTTGTCCGTCCCGCGAATATCCCATAAGATACTATCCGCACGACGTTCTATGAGCCACTCTCGCACGGAACATCCGAACTCGGATTTGAACTTACGCTGAAAATTCCGTACGCTCATGTGGGCCAACGCTGCAAACCCGCTTACATCATCGACCTCTTTATAAGAGCGAAAAACGAAATCCTTGAAATTGTCGTTGTGGCCGATCGCAGAATGCAACAACGAATACACATCTTCTGAACCATGATACCCCCGCAAGAGAATATACAACTCCTCTTGTTTTATCTTATGGTAGTGCAAACAATTCAGGCCATCCTCAAAACTCGGAAATAAAGACGAAAAAAAACGATCAATTTCCTTGTGAACAACTAATTGCGGAAATTTTCGGGGGGGGGAATTTGCCTGTCATAAAACCGAGGCGCCCCTTGTCGCAACTCTTCGATGCCGTATTTGCTGCAAAGCGGCAACTGCCCCGAAAAAAAACTGGCTATAAGTCTGCAAGAACCTGCCGCCTGTCCGTTAAATCCAGTGTTACGGCGCAGGAAGAGCAGCGTACCATGCACGACCCGCTGCGGCGGTTCGGAACCTGACCACACAGCAAGACTGCCTTCGGCAACATAAAGAAGCAAACTGCGAGTAGCGTTTATGTCCCCTACAATCTCTCCGTCGTTCAAACAATATTGCTTGAACAGCGAAGTGACATCCGTCGCATAGTACATGCAACTTTGATGTTCTGATATATTATGCAAAGGCATAGGGCTATGGGTACATTTTCGGGGACAAAATTACGATATTTTCTCTCACTAAAATTTCGCCAATACGACATAAAATATTCATAATGCGACAGAAAATATATCTTTTCGCCACATAATGACGCTAAAACTACATAACAGCTTCCGTAAAAATAACAGATATTTCCGAATGATCGTTCTCCATCTTCCGCTCCGAAGGTATATTTATCAGTTGCGAGACTTTCAACGCGATTGCCCGGCTCATATAAATATCGTCGTGCTTCCCTTCGACGGCTCCATAGCTGCCGTCGGGTTTCAACTCGTACCACTCGATTTCATCCAACGCCCGCTTGTCGCGTTCGATATAAAGGATCTCACGCAGACGTTTGGTCATCTGCGTAACAAGGTCTGTTTTACTGGCAGCGTTCGTGTGGAACCCGTAACGTTTCGGTCGTCCCTCGCGGATCTGCACGGGGTCTGTCCGCGAGAACAGATTATCGTAGTGTTCTTTTATCGTGTCGAGAATCGTCAGCGTATGGTCTCCCTCCTGTCCTTTGGGGTCGAGGCTGTTCGCTTCGACGGCCAGCAGTGCATGACAGAACCACTCGGCGACCTGCACGGCCCGCCACACCGTCAAATCTTGGTCGAGGTGAAAACGATAGGTGGCGATACACTCCTCCACACCGCCGTCGATCATCGCCGCGCGGTCGATTACCGAAATCACGCTGTAATCGGCATTGGGGTTACGGCCGCCGATGTCGAGTGCTACCACATAACGATCGGCGATGCGGCGCGAGGTGTCGGGTAATTTCCACACGTAGAAATCACCCGCCGGCGTGGGCACGAAACGAATGTTTTGCAGCGCTTCGGGGCCATACGTCGCATCGGCCACCAGCTCGCCGACATAGAGCGGCTCGCGGGTATATGGCCGGAGTTGCCGAACGTAGAGCGGATCGTGCGCGGGACGCCCGGTGGTCTGGAACGCTTCTTCGGCTGTTGAGGGAAACTCGCTGCACATCTGCCAATCGGTCGAATACTCGCGTCGCTTCTCCCTGTACCAATTCAATCCTTCCAGCGTTGCGCCGGCATGGAATCGCGCCAGCTCGTCGCGTGTCATGGAGTGCACGAACTCCGCCTTTTGCCGCTCGCTGACGAACGGCTTATAATATATGTCTATCTCGTACCACGCCACGAATAACGGCGTATAGGCCGATCGTCCGTCCACCGCCTCGCACCATGTATCGTGGAAAAAGTTGCCGATTCCTTTGGCCGTCGATTCCAGCACGACGACCGTGAACGGCTCGCGCGGTACGGAGCCGAGAATTGTCTGTATCACATCTTCCGGTTTACGTTCCTTCGTTTTCTTCCACAGGCCGACCTCTGACAAATGAGCCATTTTAATATCGCCCGAACGGAGACTGTCGGGTTTCTGCATGGAGCCGATCGAGACGACGCAATCCCGATCGACGAGCATTTTATTTTTGCTCGAACCCTCGAAATTGCAGAATTGAACGGGACATATTTCGACCGGATGCCGCCGGGCCATGCGCGAATACATCGCACGGATCGTCCGCGCCTGATCCTCCACGTCGGCCACGATCACGCTGTTCCATCCCGAACGGTGGAACAGTTGTATCCATGCCATGAACATCTGCACGACCGTACTGCCGCCCCATTGCCGGGCTTTGAGCAGCACGATGCGCACGGGCTTTCCCGTGAACAGGTCGCAAAGAAGGATACGCACTAATTTAAGCTGCGCCCGCCGCAGCTTGAACGGCACGAGGCGCCCCGACGTCTTATCGAAAATCTTGACGCACGAAATACACCAAAACTCGAAATCGTACACGGCACGCAGCCGGTGGACGGTTCCGTACATCGTGCCGAGGTCGATGCCTTCTGCGGTGGCATAACATCCGACCCCGCCGGCAGCAATAATAGCGGCGACGGTCGGTGTCGCAGCCATATAAGCAGGGATAAGTACATAACTGTCCGGTGTGAAATAGAGCCGGACACGTTCGATGGGCGACCCTTCGCCGGTGAGAGGATTGTACGGGGCGAAAAGTCGCTTTACCCGAATTTCATTCTGCGCCAGTATTGCCCGGACATCAGATGCGTCCGTTGATGATGCGCCGGACATAATTCGGACTTAACCCGATCACGGGGTCTTTGCATATCATATCCACGAAATAAGTCTTGGACAGATATTTCAGCCGTTCGGGATTCTCGGCCCGTTCACGTGCGAGCATCTCTTCGTAACGGCGGCGTATTTCGTTGTGTCTCTTCAAAATCTTTTCGGGAACCTCGTCCCGCACCCGTTTTCCTTTGCTCATAGTGATATGTTTTCTGCGTTCATCGCAATAATAGTGATAATTATAACTTCTTGAAAATTAACAAACAACATACTTTTACAGCAGAATATATCACGCACAAAATCAATCGGTAAAAATGCAGGAAGAAAACACCGTTCAAGAACAGGAACAAACGCCGCACGTCTCGCGTGTGCGCGAATACATGACGGCCAAATTCCCTGACCGGGAATTCGGCGACGACGACGAACTGGAACAGGCACTCTACGACTACCTCACACAAAGCGACAAAAAGATCGCAGGCCACGAGGCGGCCAACAAGACAATTATGGAGGTCGTACAAGCCTATCCCGAATTTGCGCAGATCATCGAAGATGTGGCCAACGGAATCCCCGTACAGGTCGCTATCGCCCGGCAGTTCGATTCATCGGAGTTGGCCGTGCCGGAGGGAGAGCCGGACTACGAAGCCTACAAACAAGCCGCCGAGGAACGCACCAAACGTCTCGCGGACATGAAAGCCCGTGTCGAAACCCGCGAAAAGAATATGGCCCGAAGCAAAACGGATGTCGATGCGTTCTTCGCCGAACAAGGATTGAGCGAAGAAGAACAGCAGCGATTCGTCGCATGGGTGGACAACGAAATCCTCGCCAACCTGCTCGACGGCAAGGTGAACAAAGAAATCCTTACGAAACTCTATCAAGGATGGGTGTACGATACGGCTGTCGCCGAGGCCCGCGAGACAGGTAAGGTCGAAGGACGCAACGAACAAATCGAGACCCGCCGTGTACGAGCGCAAAAGACCGACGGACTGCCGGCAGACGGCGGCGGCGTTGAGGCAACATCTGCCTCCGAAACGGACAAAGATATAATCGACGAGGTGATAACCCGCCGCAACAAACGAAGATTCTAATCAATTACCGACAATATGAAAAACAACAAATTTCTCTACGGCCTGTTCGCCGTCTGCGCATGTGCTGTAAGTGCGTATCTGTTTCATGAACTCCTCGCATGGTTCGCGCCGGACGATCTGGGCGGGGTTCTCGTGGCTGCCGGCAGCGCAGCGGCGACCGCCGAGCAGACGATGAGGGGCACGGTTCTGACCACCAAGCCGCCGAAAGAGGACGGGACGGCTGAGGAACAGGACATCAACCGCCCGACGATTTCCAAGAAGATCACAAAGATCAACCCGTCGCTGTTTCCGATGGATACAATCCTGCGGGAAATCGAGACCGTCCCGTGTAAATCGGTCGAATATCAGTATTACAGCGTGCGCGGACGCGGTGTGCAAAGTAAGATCAAAACGGCCTACGCCGTCTCCGGCGAAGCGAGCGGAGCGAAGCAAATCACCGTAACGAACGCGCACATCTTCTCGGTGGACGGCAACGTGCTGTTTCCGACCTTCGAGGTCGATAACGACACGAAGGTCGCCTCTCCCGTCGCATCGGGCGGCATCTCGCTCAATCCGCTCATCTGCCACATCGTCGCCACAGACGCTATCAGCCAAGACAAAATCACGATTTTCCCGCTCAACGCGGCAGCGCTGCCCGCGCTGCCGGCCGATACGCCGCTCTATCGTCTCGGCGTCGCCAAGCACGAAAACGCGGGTATGTCCGAAGACCCCAGCCAGATGCCGTACAGCGACAGCAACTACTGCCAAATCCACATGACGACCGTATCGGAAGGTCTCTACCAGAAACTCACCGAGAAAGACGTATAGTTCGGGCTGCTCGACATGAAGGAACAGGCGCTTCTGGATTTCCGCATGACCAACGAGGCCGATGCGCTGTTCGGAGTGAAGCAGCAGATCGTCGATCCCATTTCCCGAAAGGTGAAATACATGAGCGACGGGATGCTCCGCAAGATCGACAAACGCCTCGACATGGGGGCCGAGAGCAAGATCACCAACGACCTTATCTACGGCTGGGCCTCGGACATCTTCTGCGGCAACAACGGCAGCGAACGCCGCGTCATGTTCTATGGCAAAGACTTCGGCCGCCAGATCGCGGGGGCCTCTACCGTCGTCAAACAGCTCGAAGCCGGTAATACCGAGGTCGTGTTCGGTATCACATTCCACCGTATCGCCACGCCCGATGGCGAGCTGCTGATGAAGCCCCACGACCTGCTGAACGAATACGGATACAGCAAGGCCGCGATCGTGATCGACCCTGCGAATATCTATCGTGCCGAGCGCAAACCGCTGGAAGCGACGGAACTCGAACGCGATAAGGTCGGACTTTCCCGCTCGACGGACGTGCGAATCGACGAAAGCCATACGCTCGCAGTTCTCAACCCCGATACCCATGCGGTTATCACGGTAAAATAAACACACCGTAGCAGAGGTACGACCTCTGCTGCCTAAACAGACCTACGACATGGCTACATTCTATGTACTCAACAACAAGAAATACCGCACGTCCGTCCGCCTTCGGGACGGACGTATGGAAGCGATCCGTTTCGAGCCGGAGGTTTATTTCGGCGGCATTGGCGAGAGTACCTATACCACCTCCGACCCGGAGGTTATCGAAGCTCTCAAAAAACATTATGCCTACGGAACTACTTTCTGGGAAAAGGAGCCGACCGCAGAGGCCGACACTTCGGCACCGAACGACATACCCGTCGATTTGGAAGCGCTACTGCCCGACCCTGACAACGCGATTCGGGAGGAAACCATAACGTCGGTGGCATCCGCCCGGGCATGGCTGCAAGCCAATCTCGATTACGTCGTTCCGGCAGGCATGAAGAAGGACGACATCAAAATCGAAGCGGCGAAACGAAACGTACTGTTCATCCAATGGTAGGAATGCGCAAATACATCATCGCAAAGGCGCTGCGGTGCATCGACGAGGTTTACCCCGACGATAACGATGCCAACGGGCCGCACTTTCCGTTGGAGGAGTTCATCGACGAAGCGGGCAGGCGGGTGTTGCTGGCTGCTCCGCTGCACGCAATCCCGAATCGGGCTGCTCTTACGGAGTGCGTGTTGAGGCCGCACACCGACGGAAGCGGCGAAATCGACCTGCCGGACGATTTTCTCAAACTCGCACGCTTGCGTATGGAGGGCTGGCAGCGTCCGGTGCTGGCGGCGATTCCGGAAGAACATCCCGCCGCCCGACGTCAGTATCACCCCGTAACACGGGGCGGTACGGCAAAACCCGTCGTACTGCTTACACACGGTGGGACACGGCTCCGGTATTTCAGCGTAACAGAGGCACAGCACCGCATCGCCGAAGGTGAATACATCGCTTACACGAGCCTCGACGACACCTACCCCGAACGGCTCGCAGAGACTACGGCATGGATGCTCGGAGCATTGGTATTAGGCGTGGCCAACGATACAGACGGAGCGAAAACGGCCGAAGCACGCGCAATGGAAATACTCTCTGCATTATGAAATTTGACGTGAAGATAGACTGCATGGCGCTGTTCAACGAGTGCATGGATCAAACGCTCATCGACTACCGCAACCGCACGACGGAAACCGGACAATCCATCGCGGCGACGCATACGCTCGACCGATCGCTGCTCGATACGTTCTACGTCAATCTTCACAGCGTGTCCGAGGCCCTCCGTACAGCCCTCCGAAAACAGGTCTGCGAGGTGCTGTTCATCCCCGACCTGTTGCAATATCGGGTGTACCTCGACCCCGGCATACCACCGGAGAGTATCGCAGTTGAGGTAAAAGACGCGCTGAAATACGGGATGCTCTGCTGGTGGTACGGCGGGCGGGACATTCCGCTGTTCCAACTTTACCGCTCCTTATACGAAACCACAGTAGAAAGGCTGCGCGACCAGATACGCAGTACCCATACCGAAAGACCTTACCGCATATTATGATTACGCGCGAAAACAAACTCTTCCGGCTGTCATGGCTCAAATCCAACCTTTTCCGTGCTACGAGTACGGAGACGGCCTACAACGCCCGCATGTTAGAAAACGAGACAGGGCAAGATATGTTCGACCGATACGCCATGACGATCGACGAGCGCCCCTTCTTCGACGAGCACATCGCGCAAGCGTTGCTCGCCCTGTTGCATCATTTCCGACGCATTGTACCGGACTGCCAGCCGATAACGACCGAGGGCGACGCATGCGGCCTTACGTTCGCAGCCCGCGTAAGCCGCGACGAAGATGAATTTTACAGCCACGCAGAGCTGCAAGGCGTCGAACGAAGCGCCACCGAAATATTGCGCTACTATATACTCGCCGAATGGTATTTGTCGATTCGCGCCAATGATCTGTGGACTGCCTATACACAAAAACTCACCGCAGCCGTCGCCACGCTGTCGTCCTACCTGTTCCGGTTTTACCGTCCCGTATTACGACGCGCCCATCGGGTATCTCCGAGCCCCGAAGAATATTCGCAGCACGGAGAAATACAAATCATTGACGCAGGTTTGGTTTGACCAATGGAAAAACGACTTATACATGGTTCATTATTCAGCGGCATAGGAGGGTTTGATTTAGCCGCAGAATGGGCAGGAATGGTAAATGCCTTCAACTGCGAAATCGACCCGTTCTGCCGTCGTGTATTAAAGTATCATTTCCCAAATGCGGAGCAATATGAAGACATTCAAAAAGCGGATTTCAGTAAGTGGACAGATCGCATCGACGTCCTTACCGGTGGATTCCCCTGTCAGCCGTTCTCGCTCGCAGGAAAACGCAAAGGGACAGAAGACGACCGCTATCTATGGCCCGCAATGCTCGACATTATTCGAATTGTTCGACCCCGCTGGATCGTGGCAGAGAACGTTCTCGGAATTGTTAATTGGTCGAAAGGATTGGTATTCGACACGGTGTGCTCTGACTTGGAAACGAACGGCTACGAAATACAACCGTTCATTATTCCGGCTTGCGGTGTCGGTGCTCCCCACCGCAGAGACCGAATATGGTTTATTGCCCACCGTACAGACACAAGGCTTGAAGCATTGCGAGAACGGTCGAACGAAGTTCATGCAAACAGACTTGCTTCCGACTCCCCATGCCTCGGACGCATCACGCGGAGGTCAAAAAGTAACCGGACTATACAAGAGGAAAAAATCGGGTCTAACATATATGTCCCTATTGAACGATCTGGCAGTAAGCGGACTTTTACCAACCCCAACAGCGAACGATGCTGTCAATTCGTCGATTCCACCTTCGCAAATCGACAGGGGCAGTCTTGTCGGAACTCTTATGCGGGGGATGCTTCCGACACCAAAGGCAAACGATTTCCGGAGCGGAATGGCCAACCGAGTAGGGACGGTTCATACTCAACAGCTCAACGACACAATTGCATACCGGACTGGAAAAACTTCCCGGCTCAATCCCCTGTTTGTGGAAGAAATGATGGGCTTTCCGACTTGTTGGATCCTGCTGCCGTTTTTGCAAAATCCGTCATTGACCGACACCGAAACCCCGTTCCCAGATGGCGCATAGAAGCTATTAAATGCTACGGCAATGCTATCGTCCCGCAGGTAGCTTATCGAGTACTGCATACGATCCGAAACTATATAAATGCTCAACTACAATAATATATGCAACTAAATATTATCCACAATACGGACGCTTTGAACGGACTGAAATTGCTTCCCAATGAATCGGTGGACTGCATCGTTACGTCGCCTCCCTATTGGCAGATGCGGGACTACGGCATCGGCGGAATCGAGTGGCCGGACGGTTGGTTCGGACAGTTGGGTTTGGAACCTACACGCGATAGTTACATAGCGCATTTGTGCCATATCTTCGACGAGTGCCGTCGAGTATTGAAATCCTCCGGTTCATTGTGGGTAAATTTGGGAGACACATACAGCAATCCGCCTAAATACAACCGACCGCAAAAGATCGAATGGCACGAACATTCAAAAAACAATTCATGCCTAAATAATCAACAGGTCGATACGGCACGCCTTCGTATCCTCCGTAAATCATTGTGCAATATTCCGAATAAGTTTGCCGATGAAATGATCTTCCGCGAGTGGATTCTGCGCAATGAAATCATTTGGCATAAACCGGCCTGCATACCGTCAAGCGTCCACGACCGCTTTACGGTAGATTTTGAAAAGATATTTTTCTTTACCAAAAACTGCCGTTATTACTTTCAACAGCAATTCGAACCTTATGCCCCTGCAACGTTCATCCGTTATCAGAGGCCCCATAATCTGAGTGGAAAAGGAATAGAATACCGGAGAATCAGCGGACGGCCCAAAGGGAAAATCGACATAAATCCTCACGGACGGAATATGCGGTGTGTATGGCGCATCCCGTATGAACCGAGTAAAGAGGCGCATTATGCCATATATCCAATGCGATTGGTCGAAATTCCAATTAAAGCCGGATGTCCCGAAAGCGGAATCGTCCTCGACCCTTTCATGGGTAGCGGCACGACGGCCGTCGTAGCACGACGATTAGGAAGAAAATACATCGGATTCGAGCTGAATCCCGACTACATCGACATTTGCCGGAAACGTCTGAAACAAGGCAATTTATTTTCATAAAACCACATCAAATGGAAAATCACGAAATTTTGCGATACATCGTCGATCTGACCGGTATAGAAAGCCGTGCATTTCATCGGGCACTCCTGCTCGAAGCAGTCGTTTGGTGTGCGATGATCGGCGCCGTGATAATCGACTTTACGACCGGCATCCGTAAAGCAAAAGTATTGAAAATACCCAGAGACAGTCATGGTTTCAGACGTTCGTTCTCGAAATTCGGCGACTACGGGAAAGTAACGGGAATGCTCATGTTATTCGACCTGCTGGCTATTCTGTTCGGCATCTATTCGCTTCCGTATGCCTCCGGCGTGGCGGCCGTGGGTGTCGTCTATACCGAGTATCGTTCCGTCCGCGAAAATCTCAAAGCGATAAAATCCTCGGCGGTGGAGATGACAACTATCGTAGAGTTGTTGGCCAAAGCCAAAGACCCTAAAAAGATAACCGAACTATTGCTCCAATACAATGAGGTGAAAAATAACGCCAGCCGGCAACAACCTAAAAATAACGATACGAAATGAAAATCTTGATCGACAACGGGCATGGCCGCGCCACGGCCGGAAAACGCTCTCCCGTATGGCCCGACGGGAAACAACTCTTCGAATACGAATTTAACAGGGACATCGCCCGACGAGTGCATGAGGCGCTGACCGCACGCGGGGCCGACAGCGTGCCGGTCGTTCCCGAAATCGACGATATTCCGCTGGCGGAACGCACCCGCCGTGTGAACGAGATCGCCGCACAGGTCGGCCCGGAAAATTGTCTGCTCGTCTCGATTCATGCCAACGCCGGAGGCGGCACGGGATGGGAAGCGTGGACATCCGTCGGAGAAACGGAAGCGGATAACTATGCGACGATCTTTTACGAAGAAGCCGCCCGTGCATTTCCCGAACAGAGGATGCGTATGGACACGACGGACGGCGACCCGGACAAAGAGGCGCATTTTTATCTGCTCCGACATACGACCTGCCCGGCCATTATCACCGAGAATTTCTTTATGGACACGGAGGCCGATTGCCGGCTAATTCTCTCGGAGGAGGGCCGCAAACATGTAGCCGATATGCACGTTTCGGCGCTGCTTCGCTGTATCGAATATCACCGAAACAAATAACCTGTCACTATGAAAATCTATTACGATTCCAAACTCGCAAAGAGCCTGTTGTTCGGCTCGTTCAAAACCTGCATGTTCTTCGGCGTCGTGCTGACCGAGTACACCGCATTGTCTGAAAAAGTGAAACGGCATGAGGGGATTCATGTGCGGCAATATTGGGAATGTCTCGCCGCCAGCGTCGTATTGTGGTTTCTTCTCCATGTAGGATCCGCGTTGCTGGGCGGCCATGTATCCGCATGGTGGCTGTTGTTCGTGCCGACGACCTTCTACCTGTTGTATGGGGTCGAATGGCTGATTTCTTACGTCTATCACATTCTCCGAGGCGATGCACGCGACCGATGGAACGACGCAGCCTACCACGCTTCCGCCTTTGAGATGGAGGCATACGCGCACGAAGCCGAGGCCGATTACCTGTCCTCGCGCCGTTGGTTCGCGTTCGTCAAATATTACGGAAAACTCTGATACATCATGAAACGCGCCTTACTCATAGCCTCGCTCTGCATGGTAAGTTGTTCACCCAGCAGGGTATTGGTGCAAAGCCGCCAGACCGATAGCGTGCGGATAGACGAGAAAATCCGGATTCGAACGCAAATAAAATATGTTCCGGTCATCGTACATATTCCCGATCAGCAAACGAGCGTAATAGCCGAGCCATCCGATACATCGCACCTCGAAACGAAATATGCCGCCTCCGATGCCTTCATACGTCCCGACGGAAAATTATATCACGACTTACGGAATAAGCCGCAAGAGAAGTCCGAAATCGTCCCCGTCGAGATTACGGACACAACGGCGACGAGTACGATCGTCCGGCAGGAACAAGAGCGGATCGAAGTACCCGTACCGATGCCCCTCACATGGTGGCAGCGGTTCTGGAACATGTCGGGAAAAATCGCATGGGGACTGCTGGCCGGAGTGATTATCGGAATCATCGTGCGACGAAGATTATAGTTATGGAGAGTTGCCGTGCCCATACGATTATTGCAGGAACGAGCTTCGCCCTGCTGATTACCGCGTTGAGGGACGACGTGGAATTACCAGAGGAATTGCCCGAAACGATTCCCTCTGCGTGGCTCGACAACCTCGACCGTTACCGCATCGTACTGTTGTTATCGACATCCAAACACGGCCCGAAAGCGATTGCCGGAACCGCTGCGGAATACGAACTGAAAATCGAGCGACGCGACAGCGCTCGCTACTTCGTAAATATTCCGGCCTCGGCGACCGAGGAAATGGAGGAAGGCGAAATTGTCCTTACCGTCGAATTACATGATACGCAGACCGATACGGTAATGAAAGCCGAACGGCGCACGGTTCCGCTTGTCAAAGCAAGGCTATGAAACTACTCTGCATATTGCAACAAGGCGATTTGTCCGTAACCGACGGCTCGGCTCTTTCTCACCGACTTTATTTCGACTTCGCAAACCGCATAGGCATCGACGGGAAAGACGGTGAAGATGGAACAGACGGATTGACGCCGGAAATCGGCAAGGATGGAAATTGGTGGATCGGAGGCCGAAATACCGGAGTACCGGCCGTCGCATTCCGCAGTTACGCATCGCTGGCTACCTTCCCGAAACAGGGGAATAACGACATGCTCTATCTGGATGAATCAACGAACCGGTTTTATCGCTGGGACGCGCCGGCACAAAACTATCGCACGGTCGGCCCCGACTACAACGACATCAAAATAATCGACGGCGGAAACGCACAATTCTAAACTACATGGCCACGATAACGGTAAAAAGCAAAATCATCGTCCGCAACGATACCGAAGCGAATTGGGTATCGGCGAATCCCGTGCTGCTGAAAGGCGAAGCCGGATATAGTACAGACAAACTCTACCTCAAATTCGGCGATGGCTCGACGAAATGGAACGACCTCCCCAAATTCGGCGGACAATCCGTTATCATTCAGAGCACGGCGCCTTCGGATGGAAGCCAACATACCTACGAGGAGGGGACATTTTGGATCGACCTTTCTGCGTCCTCTCCCGAAATCTACATATTGATCCAACGGGAGAGCGACAACCGCGAGTGGCTCCAACTCATCACGGCCGAGGCTCTCGCAGCAAAAGGGGCGATGCTGGCAAAGGATTTTGCAAAGGAAAGCGAAGCCGGTGCCAAGACCGGATATGTCGATAAGGCACTCTCAGCCGACAAGCTCAAAACGGCCCGAGCTGTTACATTGGCAGGAGCCATCACGGGAAACACGACCTTCGACGGTAGTAAGGACATATCTATCGAAACATCGTTGAAACCACTCGAAGAACAGGACATCCCTGAGCTGTCTTTATCTAAAATTAAAGACGCAGGAACGGCGGCCGCGTGCAACACGGGCACCGAAGCAGGACAAATACCCGTAATCGGGGAGGGCGGAAAGCTCAACGAGGCACTGATCCCTCAGCAAACACTTACGACCGACAATGTGAACGAGGGCAAAAAAAATCTTTACTATACGAATGAGCGAGTAACCAATTACTTGCAAGACACCGCAAACACCTTTGTAATGGATGGAGGAAACGCATGATGAATGAACTGATAACCATACACACCCGATTTCAACACAGGCGGGCGACAGCGGCTCGCTGGGCAGAAGTCAATCCCATATTACGGGAAGGAGAACTCGGCATAGAACTCGATACACGGCGTATGAAATTCGGCGACGGCGTAACGAGGTGGAACAGTCTGGAATATTGCTCGAAAGAGATTCTTCCGGCATCGGCCACAGAGCTGGGCGGGATAAAAGCCGAGGGGAAAACCGACGGATACAGCGTCGAAGTACGCATAGACCCCAACACACACAAATTATACGTGCCAGACTATCCCCAAATTCCAAAACTCGGAGCCGTAGCAACCAGCAACGACTACAACGACCTCAATAACAAACCCGATATTCCGGCCCCATATTCGCTGCCCGCAGCATCGGAAACCGTACTCGGAGGCATAAAGGCCGCAAGCAAAACCGTGGAATATACCGTTGAGGTAAAGAAAGACCCTGCTACGCACAAGCTCTATGTCCCGGCATCGACGGTATCGGGAGAATCGCCCGATAACGGAATATTGCCCGGACTAATCGTGAAAATAAGTTACAAACGACAGGATAAAAGCACACATTTTACGAACGAGACAGCGGCAATAATGAACGGCGACATTTATTTCCGTCCGCTATGCAGTCTCGAACATTTCAATCGAATCTTACCCAACTTATATATCGGGCTGGCAAGGTGTAATTCCCGTTCACATAAAATAATCATGCAAAAGCCCACAAAAAAACAAATAGGTTGGCATATCGTGGGAAACCCGTCCTATAAACTTTCTTCACAAGAACGGTATCCGCAGAAAACCGTATTTACCGAAAAATTCAATGACCACCCACGTTGGACATGGAACGACACAGTACCAGTGGCTGTCGCCGACTTAATTTCGGAATATCACGGAGAATGGATCAAGTTTCCGTATGATCTGGAAACGATTGCCAGACGTTTTATTTATATGTATCAAATACAATATCAGACACCAAAAATATATACGGTTCTTCCGATCGACACGCTACAAGGGACACAAGTTAAAGACGGTTTCCTTAAAATAAGTACCATTCGTCGCAGAGTATCATTGGATATGTCTCGAACTACGGCAAGCGATTTTTACGCCTCGGTAAACCTCGGATTGTGTTTTTGTCGGTCCGAGACCGAGCCGCCGCATTTACAACGAACATTATTAGGACCAATTCTGCCTCAACGAGTGATAATCGTCCGTAAATACGGTCTCAACAAAGTTTACTATTTGATGAAAAGCCCTGAAAGAAGAAGTCGCATCACAAAATAGGTCTCCAAGAGGGAGCGCAAATGTATCGGTTAAGACTGGATGCTGAGCCATCTGTCATTGGTAAAAACTGGAACCCCGAAAGGCGGTACTGTCATTGGTTAGAACTGTTTGCTACACCCTCTTGGTTTTTATTTATTTTTGAGATCACTCCGATTCTACTCATCTAAAAAAATTCTTGCCCGCAATATTTGGTATTTTGGCATTTTTGCCTTACTTTTGTTCCCGCTTCCCGATTATGGGGTATAAGCAGGCCCGGAGAGGTGGGTGAGTGGCTTATACCACCGGTTTGCTAAACCGGCGTGCGAGGTAACTCGCACCACGAGTTCGAATCTCGTCCTCTCCGCAAAATGAAAACCACCGATTTTTTCGGTGGTTTTTTCATATCCAAAAGGTTTTCTAATAGTTTTCCAAAAATAATTTCATCCCGATATTTTCTACATAGATACATAATTTTCCCTATCATATTATTTGCATAACCCGTTGGTTGAATTAAAATAAAGCATCTTTAACAAGACCAATTTTACGATGGT